AAAGTTAATAAAGAGGAAATTTGTAATGCAATAAAAGAAATTTTTACTTCAGAAAAAGAAAAAGAAAGTGTATATACATATAAAGTAGATATCCGAGTAAGACGCACAACTGTTGATAAAGAATCTATATTAGATTCAATTATTGATATTATTGATATAAAACATAAAGTAAATTTACAAAAACCAGAAGTTGTATTTTTAGTTGAAATAATTAATGAATTAGCTTTTATTTCAGTAATAACTGATAATAAATGGAATAAATATAAAAGATATAATGTAAGAGAACTAACTAGACCAAATAATTAAAACAAAACGAAAAAATTATAAAACCACCTAATATCATTAATAATAAACAAGAAGCTCCAAATGTAATCACACAATTGTCATCTGGTTTATTATATGACATACAATATGTAGAATATGAAGTTATTCCTACTTGTATTATAATATAACATATTAAAAATATACGAGTATATATATTTTCTTTAAATAAACTAACAAAGTCCATTATAGATTTTTTACAAGCTGTACAGATTGACATATAATTAAATATATTGTTGAAAAATAAATAAGTTCAACTTTTTTGATATAAACTATTAAAAAAATTGAAAATTAATATTATTAGTTAAAATTATCAATTATTATGTTCTCAAGGCTTCGTGCTTCAAAAACAAAAGCTACTAATATTATCAGAAAAAATCCTAATCTAATTGAGGATATTAAAAATCAAACTGAAGAAATGTGTATTACTGCCATAATAAATGACCCTAATACATTACGGTTTGTAAGAAATCAAACAGAAGAGATGTGTTTATTAGCAATTTCATTAGAATACGATACATTTCAATTTGTTAAAAATCAAACAGAAAAAATTTGTATAGCTGCTATAAAGAAAGATATTTATAACTTTAAACATGTTAAAAATCAAACAGAAGAAATTTGTAAAATTGCTATCAATATTAATCCAATAGAAGCAATTCAACTTATAAATGAACTAACACCAGAATTATGTAAAATTGCTGTTAAAAAAGATGGATACTGTTTACGATATATTAAAAATCAAACACAAGAACTATGTAAAATTGCTGTTCAAAATAACGGTAATATTTTACAATATGTTAAAAATCAAACTCCAGAATTATGTATGATTGCCGTTCAAAATATTAGTAGGAGTTTTAAATATGTTAAAAAACAAACTCCAGAATTATGTATGACTGCCGTTCAAAATTGCCCATGGCAGGTGCAATATGTAAAAGAACAAACAGATGAAATATGTTTACTAGCAGTTCAACAAGAACCCAATACATTTAGATTTGTTAAAAATCAAACAGATGAAATATGTTTACTAGCAATTCAACTAGAACCCAGATGTTTGGAATATGTTAAAAATCAAACAAATGAAATTTGTAAGATAGCTTTACAAGCTAATAAGTATGTTTTTGAATTTATTACAAATAAAAATTTAGAAATAATTACTTTTGCTTTTCAACTATGTCCTCTAATTTTAGAATATATTGATGTTCAAGATTCAGCAATGTGTTTAGATGCGGTGAAAAGAGATGGATTAGCATTAAAGTATGTAAAAAAACAAACACATGAAATTTGCTTGGTAGCTGTGTCCATAGATGGGTTAGCTTTAAGATATGTAAAAGAGCAAACATATGATATTTGTTTGACTGCTATTCAACAGAATGGATTAGCTTTGAAATGGGTTAAAATAAAATTTAATGAGTTACGTTTAGAAGCAGTTAAAAATAATGGATTAGCTTTAGAATTTATTATAAAACAAACTGAAGAACTTTGTTTGGCTGCAGTTAGAAGTGATGGTGGAGCATTGAAATATGCTAAAATAGTATCTGAAGAAATATATTTAACTGCTGTTAAAAGTTGTCCACAATCTTTAAGATTTATAACAAATCAAACAGAAGAAATGTGTATGATAGCAATTAAAAATGAGTATGATACTACTAATACTGCATTTCATTATGTTATTGATAAAACTCCTGAAATTTGTAAAGTTATTCTTGATAAAAAACCACCATATATAATGGTACTTATCAAAGATGAAACTGTAAAACAAACTGAAGAATTATGTTTATTTGCTATAAATTATGAACCAATGAATTTAGAATTTATTAAGAAACAAACTCCTGAAATGTGTATGTTAGCTGTAAAAAAAAATGGATTAGCATTACGATATGTAATTAATCAAACTAAAGAAATTTGTATGACTGCTTTGAAACAAAATTTCTTAGCAGGAAGATATATTCGGATTAAAATAAAATGGGAATATAAAATGTTTAAAGTTTGTGAAGCACCATCAGATGGTGATGTATGTCCTATTTGTCTTGATTTGGAAGGTGAATGGTGTGAATTATTTGCTTGCCATCATAAATTTCACATTGAATGTATTCAATTGATGTTATCCAAAAAAATATCTTCAAAAAATGTTTGCTCATTATGTATTCAAAATATAGAAAATGAAGTTAAACTTCGTAAAAAATAATAATTCTTTTATATAATTAAAAAATTGAATATTATATTAGTTATTTATTTACTAATATAGTATGTTAAATTCAATCGATAATACGAAGAAATCATTGATTCCCGAACAATTTAAGAAAAATATTAATAATCATATTACTAGAAATTTATCACTTCCAGATTTTGTTCCATTAGAGCCTGTGATTATTGTAGTCAAAAAAGCTCAATGTGAATATGGAGATTATTGTATTAATCAATTTGATACTTGTGTTTGGAGACATAAAGACCAACCTAAAGTTTATGATGATGTAAGGGAAAATTGTAAAAATGGCGATTCTTGTATTTATAAAACAAAAGTATGTCCAAAAAATCATATATCGTCATTACCTCAATATATAAAAACTCCAAAATGCAAAAAAGGCGATTACTGTCCATTGTTTAAAGAAAATAAATGTTATTTAATTCATCCAAAACAAATTATAGATTGTGAACAATTTTCAAGAACTCATTCATTAAAAGAAACAGAAGATTTTGCAGAATCAATAAAAATTAATACTTTTATTAATAATATGGAATATAGAAAATCTCAAAAATATAAATCTTGTTATCAACCTATTCCTTTTGTTTCCTCAATCCAACCTCCTTCTTTCAAATTCCCTCTACCACCACCTCCTTTCAAACTCCCTCTACCACCACCTCCTCCACCTTTTGCTTTTCAACTTCCTCCACTACCACCTCCCCCTACTTTTGATTCAGGTTCAAATACTTTATCACCAAATTTCATACCTGAACTTCTAAATAAATCAATCAGATATAATAGAGAGCGTAGTAGAAGTCGTAGTCGTGAACACAGACGTTGTAGGAGTCGGAGTCGTGATCGTAAACACAGGTCAAAATATTAAGAAGAGAAAAGCGTATTAACATCAATATTATATTTTTCTAATAATAAACCTAATGGCATTGGTCCATTAAAAATAATTTCTTTATATAATTTTATAGATTCTTCAGATAATAAATTATTACTATTAACTATTTTTTTAAATATTTGCTTACCTACTTTGTAAGCAACAGCTTGTCCTGGTGTAGAACAATATCTATAAACCTCAGACATTATTTCACCATCACTCAATGAACTATATTTTTTCATATATTCAAAAATTTCTTTTGGTTTATGTCCTTTATAATGTATTCTTATATCAACAATAATTCTTAAAGTTCTAAAAATTTCAAATTCTATTTGTCCTACTTTATCCCATAATGTTTGATCAAAACCTAATTCTTCACAAAATAACCCCCATCCTTCACAAAAACCATCTGTTGGTTTATAAAAATATGAATATAATAAGTTGCTTTCTTCATTAGAATATTTCATATTATGAATTTGTAAATGATGACCTGGATATGCTTCATGTAAAATTAAACTTTCAGTTATATATTTATATGTATCGTGCCAATTACTACAATTTAAATAAAATTTATCATCAAAATAATAACCACCAGCTAAATTTACATTACTAAATGCAATTAAATGTAATTTATCATAATTTTTAAATTTTAATTCTTTTGTAAATTTATTCATATATTTATCTATAACTTGTTGATGATGTTCAATAAATTCTTCTTTTGATTTATATAATTGACTTTCTCCAATCTTTTTTATTATTGAAATATGAGTTTCTTCCGTATTTATATTAGGTTCAATTTTCTTTAATAAATTTTTCATTTTTATAACTAGTAAATCTAATTCTTTCAATGCAAATTCTTCTAATTTTTTAATGTCTAATTTAATTCCTAAATGGGATTCTAAACAATACAAGTATAATTCTTTATCAATATTATAACATCCAATTGTTTCTATTTTAATTTTACTTTCATAAAACTTTTCAATTTTAGATAAATGTTCTTTTATTTTAATACAAGATTCATTAAATTTATTCCAAGTTAATTCATATCTTTTCCATTGTTTGTCTTTATCTTCTTCAGGTAATTGTGATATTTTATAATATTCAGTTTTTGTTACTGGTTTATTCATAATAGTTTGTTTCCATTTTTTTATAATATCAATATTATAAAATTTACTTAATTTATCATCTTCAATTAAATTATTTAAATAATTGATTAAATAAATTTCTATTTTATCTAATAAATCTAAATTTTCATATATTTTATTAAAATAATTTGATTCCAATGAATAAACATTACCAAGTGTAAAATATAAATCCATTAATAAATTTTGTTGATGATTTTGATATAATTTTTCCATTATTTGTGCATTAGGGCATAAATTTAAATCAATAATATATTTTTCAGCTTTCGTACATTTATCTTTAGGATAATTTCTTAATATATCATATATTTTGTCTATATGTAATGTAAAATTAATACCATCAATAGTTGTAACTTTTTTAATATCTTTCTCTAAATGTAATTCACTTGTTATAGTTTGTATTAGTGAGTGCTCAATTAAGATTGTTGGTTTACGTACATACTTAATAGCTAATCCATTTTTAAGATTATTATATTTTAATTTATATTTTAAATATTTTTTATAATATGAATTTTGTAGCATATAATATTACTGTTATAAAAATTGATAGAAATAATGAATATTTATATCAAATTAATATAATGATATCATTAATATTTGTAATAAAAACTATTATAGTAATTGGATTTTTTCTATTTACTTACCCATATATTATAAAATTAAATAATTATATGAAATCATTTAGATTTTATAACAATGAATTAATTAACAAAATTGCAGAAGTGGATGGATTGCAAATTATACATAATAAAGATATTAGATTGTTAAAATTAGAAAATGAAAATTTAATGAATCAATTAAATGAACTAAAAAATAGTATTAGTTTGCTTAATGAAAAAATTGATAGGTATAATAAAAATACTATATTTGATTTCAAAAATACTATATTTGATTTCAAAAATAGCAATAGTTTACTTAATGATAAAATTGATAGACAAACTAAAAATATTTTAATTGATATTAAAAATATAATAAATGAAAATCAATCAGCAGTAAATTTACAAATGAAAGATATAAATAATAGAATTTTCAAAGTGGAAATTCAATTAAAATAAAAAAATTGTTTTATAAATAAATTATTATTATTGTCTAATATATATGCAAAATACCTATATATCAGAAGAAGAAAGATTATTAGCTCAACTTGATATTATTAGAAAACAAAAAATAATAGAAGAAAAAGAATTAAAATTAAAAGAATTTGAAGATAAAAGAAATTCTATTAGTTATAAAATACGTTTACTTTGTATTTTATCTAATTTTCAACAAAGATATCATACGTTAAATGAAAATATTAAGAAATTAGTATTTCTTGAAATTAAAAACTTTTGTGAAATTGATATCGATGAATCATTTAAAGCTATTACTAAAAATTTAAATGATATTAATTTTGATTGGACCAAATTAAGTATTTATATTGAATCAGATGGATGTAAAAGATTAGTAGAAATGTTTGATAGTTCAGGTGCATTTAGTGTTTTACATCTTAACTAGATTACTATCTTCCAATTTACAGATTTTACCTAATTTTATGTAATAATCTATAAAATTTTTTTCTAATTCGCTAGAATGTTGACATACTTCTATTTTAGTTGCTTCGAAATAATGTAATCTATTTCCTTTAATTAAATTATCAAATCCATATATATATATAGTATCATATTTATCACTTAATATTAAATACATTAATGTTGCTATACCAGTTGAACACCAAGGATTTTTTGGATATATATTAAAATTAAATTTTTGATGTAATATATCAACAATTGGTTTTTTATTAATAACTTCTGTTTGATTTAATTTATCATAAGGAGTTGGACTATTATGCTCTCTCCAAATAAGAATTTTTTTACTCAATAAAGGTACTTCTTTATAATTAATTACTTTCCAAGCTGCTACAACAAAAATAGTTAACTTTTCTCCAACATTTTCTGAAGGTTTATAATGATTAATTCTTACAACTTCATCAAAATTATCAATAATTTTTCCATATTTATTATGTAATACAGATGGACCATTACCAATAACTATAATAGATGGTTTATTGTTCATATAATATTATATATTTTTAAAAAATTAATTTTTTACGAATATTATTAAAATTCATTCTTACGATAATTTGCCATAGCCTTCATACAATCACTATAACCACTTTTCTGTATACATATAGATGGAACAACTATATACCAATTATCTTTATTTTGTAATTTTTGCCAATATTCGTCAATATTATATAATGAATATCTATTATTAATATTTAATGGTACTTTAATTCTATAATCGATTAATAAAGCAAGACCTTCTTTAAAATTATTTAATAATTTATTATAATAAGAACTATTACATATATAAGCACCAGTTGATCTACAGCGTTCTAATTTATAAGTTCCTCTATAATATGTTCTTGAATCGTATGAATTTAGAACAATAACATCATATTTATTTTTAATTATATTTTTTAAATTTTTGTATAAATAAAGAAACTCTGGATCTTTTTTCCATTCAATATCGTCTTCTACTATTAAACAATTATTCCATTTATTTTCAATTGCCATTTCAAGTGCGCCAATATGACTTTTGGTACATCCAACTGGACCAACGTTCTCATAAAAAGCATTGAATCTAACTATCTTTTCAGGAGGAAAATAAATTGCTAATTCTTTTTCAATTTGTTCTCTTCTATCTTTTCTTTTTTCTAAATTTATATAAATTACTTTTTCAATAAAATTAAATTTAGTTTCTTTTCTTAATTCTTCATTTTCCAATTCGTCTTTTTTTTGCTGAATTGTTTGTATTAATAATTTTTTATCATTATCCATTATAACAAAATTAGACTTTTTTTTTAAATCAAACTTAGTTATAATAAAAATTGATTATTTTTTATGAAATAAAATGTTTTTATAATAATATAAAATGTTTTATAATAATATATTTGGTTATAATAATTATATAAATAAAAATATAAATTATGATAAAGATATTATATCATATCTTAAAAAATTAGGTTTTCCATTATTATTTTTACTAAGTAATCAAACTGATGATATTTGTTTGGAAGCTGTTAACCAAAAATATTATACTACTATAGCAATGAAGAATGTTATCAATCAAACTGAAGAAATATGTTTATCTGCTGTTAAACAAGATGGTATGGCTTTAGAATTTGTTAAAATACAAACACCAGAATTATGTTTATTTGCAGTTAAACAAAATGGACTAGCATTACAATTTGTTAAAAAACAAACTCATGACATTTGTCTAGCTGCTGTTAAACAAAATGGATTAGCATTACGATATGTAGAAAATCAAACAGAAGATATAATAATTGCAAATTTAGAAATTAAATTAGGAGTTATTCCTGTTACAAATTGTGTTATTTGTCTTTCAAATAAAAATAGTACATGGTGTGAAATTAAAGAATGCACACATCAATTTCATTTGAATTGTTTAATTGATTGGATTAAAGAAAAAGAAAATTGTCCGTGTTGTAGGAAAGAAATCAAAAGAAGTTAGGAAAGAAATCAAAAGAGGGTAGGAAAGAAATCAAAAGAAGTTAAAATAATATCAAGAAATTAGTTCTACACAAGGGGCAAATTTTTTTATCATAAATATTCATACATTTTATATGAAATTTATGAGAACACGATTTTAATTTACACCATTTATCATCAGTAGAATCATCTAAACATATTGAACAAACATCATCTGGTTCTTCTGTATTCTCATATGGAGATTTAATTTTTAATTTAATATAATGTATAGCATCTTTATTTAAATTTAATGCAGAATTACATAATTCTGGTGTTTGTTTTTTTACAAATTGTAATGTTGCTGGATTTTTTTCAATAGCAATAAGACATAATTCATTAGTTTGATTTTTTACAAATTCTAATGATTCAGGATTATTATTTAATGCAATGGAACATAATTCATTAGTTTGATTATCTATAAATTTTAAAGATAATCCATTTTTCTGTACTGCGTGTTTACATAACTCTTCTGTTTTAAATACTTCATTTATATATTCTAACGATAATGGTTGTCTTAAAATTGATTTGTAACATAGTTCTGATGTTTGTTCTTTAACAAATTTTATAGCTCTACTATATGTTGACATTGCAGCTATACAAAGTTCTTGAGTTTGTTCTTCTACAAATTTTAGTGCATATCCATCATTTCTAACAGCAGCTAGACAAATGTCAGGTGATTGTTTTTTTACATATTGTAAAGAACATCCATCTTCATCAACTGCTGCTATACAAATTTCTTTCGTTTGTTTTTTCACAAATTTTAAAGCAGAAGGGTCATTTATGACAGCTAATAAACATAATTCTTCAGTTGGATTTTTTATGAATTGTAAAAGCATACCATCTTCTTCTAACTTCATTTTAAGGAATTCTTTATCATTTAAATTTGATTTTATTTGATTAATTAATTCTTCATCGTAGTGATTATTGTTGTATTCCATAAATACTAAGATATAATATGATATATTATTTTTTTCAATTTTTATAAAAAAAAATTACATAGTAATTTGATCAAGTATTAGTTCATTTGGTACTAGACAGCAAAAATCACTACGAGGACCAAATAATACTATTTCTCGTTTATATTTAGTTTTAGCTATTTTTTCTTTTATCTTATCCAAACTAAATTCATCTTTTGATGGAAAAGGACAATTCATATCGGCTTCATCCCATTCCTCGGGAAAACCATAACCTTCACAAAAATCATCATACCAAGTATTTTGAAGATAATCAGCTACTTGTTCAATAGTTTCAAATATTTTTTTACTAGAATTTTCATAACCACTCGAATGGGCGCGTGATATATCTGTAATAATAAATTTATATTGTGTCATTATTAATTAATCTTTAAATAAATGTAAATAATTATCAATTTTTAACGCATATCTATATCCAATAATAATAATAAAATATAAATTATTATAATGAATAATATAGAAGGAACTATTGAATTTCACGGTACAAAACAATTATTAGTAAATACAAATGAAAATTTATCAATAGAAATATACTTGAATGAATTTATACCAGGTGATACTGTTTATTTAGATAATAAAGGTAAATGTATTTTACAAGAACGTATTCATCAACCAGTAATTGGGATAGTTAAAGGATTATATAAAGGTGAAGCCTATTTATATATTACTAATTTTGGTACAGTTTGTAAATTTACACCAAAAATTCCTAATTCAAAATATAAACTTGGGGATAGAATTGTTTTATTATTAAATAAAGATGGAACTATTACTTTTCACGAAAAATTTTCATCTGAAGCAATAGATGATGTTAAATGTTTATTAAGTATGTATAAATTAACTCAAAATAAAACATTTATTGATTTGGAAAAAGGACAACATTTTTATACAATTAATGAAATTATTAATCACGATGATTTAGATACATTTACAATTGATCCAACTTCATCTGTAGATTTTGATGATGCTATTACTGTTGATACTGAAAATAAAATAATCTATGTACATATTGTAGATATAGCAAGTTTTGTTCTTCCTGATAAATTAAAAGAAAGATGTTTAACTTTATATTTATCTAATGAACATACTGAACATTTATTAGATGAAATTGATGCAGCAGATAATTTAAGTTTGGTTGTTGGAAAACAAAGAAAAGTTATTACAGTAAAAATATCAATGGATGAAGATAGTTTAGTAAAAAAATATGATATTTATAAGAGTACTATAATTGTTAAAAAAAGATGGAATTATGAACAAGTATTGGAAATGATTAATAATAATAATGCACCATCAAATATTAATTATTTAGCAGAATTAACTAAACAAAGATCCAAAAATGTTCAATATAATATAAATTTACCATCTATAAGAATTACTTCTAATAAACAAACAGGTGAAGTTGAATCATTAATTACTGAAAATACAAATGATATATCACACGCTTTAGTTGCAACGGCTATGATTTTAACAAATTTAATTGTTAGTAAACATTTAAGTAGTAAAAATGTAAAATTACCAAATAGATTTCATGATACTTTAAGAGGATTTAGTATTCCTAATTATGTTTCAACTGGAAATGAAAATGTAGATTCTTTTATTATGGTAAAAAAATTTGCCAGAGCATATTATTCAATTGATAAAAAAGGACATTTTGGATTAGATATTAAAGATTATGTTCATTTTACATCTCCAATGAGACGTTATGCAGATGTTTTAGTACATCGTATTTTAGCGGGTTATATAAATGATAATTTAGAAGATGATATTAAATTAATGAATCAAAGAAGTAAATTAGTTAATACTTGTCAAGATTTATATATAAAATGGAAAGTTAATCGTTGGATAAATTATAATAAAGATATTATTTATGAAATATGGTGTTCGAGTATAACTAAAAGTGGTATTTTATGGTTTATGCCAAAATTATTATTAGATGGATTTTTACATATTTCATTATTATTACCAAAACAAAGGTGGACTTTTATAGATGATACATTAGTGGGTTCAGAAACAAATATAATTTTAAAAATAGGTGATAAACTATCTGTAAAAATAGATAAAGTAAATGAAATAACAGGTGAAATAAATTTATTATGTATTTCATAATAAAAAAAATTGTATTTCAAAAAAATTATTATTAAATTTAATATATTAAAATGATTATACCTTTACAATTATCAACTGAATTATCAACTGAAATAGTAGTTTTTGCACCAATTTTAGTAACATTAATATTTTTATTAACAATAAATATTTTATATAATACAGATAATATAAATACTATGAATATAAAAAATAAAATACCATATTTAATAGAACTTGGAAAAAAAATAGAAGAAATAGAAAATTATATTAATTTTACTATATCTAGTTATCCTTATGAAATACAACCACTAAATTGTGAAATAACAAATGAAACTGAATTAACAAATAGTCAATTCAGTTTATTATTATTTTTAAATAAATTAGAATTATTACAAGTACAATGGCAATTATATGTTGATTGTAACTTAATTAATAATAGTATTATTAAAATGCCACTTGCAACAGCATATCATATACGTGAAATTTTAGGAACACCAATTGTAAAGGACAAAGATGGGGAAGAAAATTATTGGTTAACGGATATTGAAAGAAAAATTGTTAACAATAATAAACAATCTGATAAAACACATATAGTTGAAGATGACCATGTTATTATTTGTGTTAGATGTAAAGAACAAATTATGATTGACAAAGAAATTGAAGAATAAAATATTTATTAAGATAATATATATCTAATGAATTTTACACAATATTTTACAATAACTATTGACATAAAAAATGATATTAATGACGAAGATTATCTCAAGGAAGGATGGTTAAAATTACTGGAAAATATTTATGGTACGAAAACAAATAATTATGATGGTTATGTTAATAAAGTTTTTTTTGAAGAAAAATTATCTTTGATAAAATTATATATTGATTGTTATATAATTAATAATGAAAAATTAAATAAATTGAAAGAAAACAATCCTGATAATTGGGAATATATTCAAAATACTTTAATAATTAATGCTATTAAAAATTATGATAAATTTGAAAAATTACAACTTATAAATATTCAAGTTGAAAAAAAATTATTTTAAAAATTCGTTTTAACTGTTTTTATATTATATAATATATATAATGGCAGAAACAAATTTTTTTTGTTGTTTTCCCTTTTTTAATAATAAATCAAAAAATAAATTACAAACACAATCAGTTCAAAATGTTGGAAATTTTATAGTTACAATTAATGTAACTATAGAACCTATTTCTAAAACAGATAATATAAACTTACCTTTGGTAAAAATAAATCTAAATGAAGAAAATAAAAAGATTGTTGATTCTACAGAAACATTGAATAAATCTTTGGTTGCAGAAAATGTAATGGTTCAAGTCGAAACACCAGTTACTTTACCAATTGAAATACCAGTTGAAATACCAGTTGAAAAACCAGTTGAAAAACCAGTTGAAAAACCAGTTGAAATACCAGTTGAAATACCAGTTGAAATACCAGTTGATGCACCAGTTGTTGTACAAGTAGATACACTAATTGAAATTCCCGTGGATGTAAAAGTAGATGCACCCGTTGATGTAAAAGTAGATGAACCCGTTGATGTAAAAGTAGATGAACCCGTGGATGTAAAAGTAGATACACCAGTTGAAGTATCAGTTGAATCACAAATTGATGTACCAGTTACTTTACAAAT